CCGAACCACGCCATGCAGAGATCAACGATGTCCTGCATCCAGATGCACAGAGAATCGTCACCGAAGCAAACACCGAGTGTGTCCATAATCTCGTGGCAGCAGGCCGTGTCGGCGCACACGCGCGAGATGTTGTCGATGGTGACGCGGTTTCCGTAGAAGTCCGGGTTGGGGCCGACGTCAGCCTCCTTAGGTGACGGTCCACTGGACATGTACGAGCGTTCCACGAACGAGCCCCGCGGCAAGCTGGTGTCAGCGGCGCGCAACATGCGGGCGCAATACTTGAAGAACGACACGCAAATGGTGTTGATCATCGTTGTGGTATAGAACCCGCTCAGATTTCGCGCCTCAGACAACAATTGTTCGTACGGGGCGGCCGTGTCGCCTTCACGACTGTAAAATTTGAGCTTGCGGTCAATTTCTTGATGCATTAGGCGGCGTATGACGGAGCGGTCGTTGGCGCTCATCGTCTTGTCCGGGCTCTCGCAACAGTCGACGAGTATTTCCGTGATCATCTGGCGGACGGCGTGCATGAACGTGGCGTCCATCTTTGACACATCGCAACTATCCGGGAGGCGGAAGACGTCTTTGTTGTGCTTGTTGAAGGCATGTGCGGTCTTGCGAACGAGCTCAGCCATCTCATCGGGAGAGGCGCCGGGTGCGTACCACGGAAAGACGTCGTGGTTCTTCATGCCGTCAACGAATGGCATTACGAAGGTCGCGGTGTAGACGATCGAGATGAAGTCGGCCGGCATTATCATGCGAGCTGCCTGGGAAGCTTCCTGGCCCTCGGGCTTGATCTGCAACTTCACGTCCTCGCTCAGGTAGGAATCGAGCGTCGCGAAGTAGATGCGGCGCCGTGACGCATAGGACGAGTCGGTCTCGTTCTCGGCGCGCGGATCCAACTTGGGGGCTGTCATGACGTTACCGTCGGCCGAGAGGCGCAGCGTGTCCCACGCGGTCTTGAACTCCTCGATTTGACGACGGCGTACCGGGTCGTTCTTGGCCTCGAGTAATTTTTCGAGCGCCTCCTCGATCGTGAGTCGAAGGAATTGGCCGTTGTGTCGCTTAAACTTACTGCGGAGTGTCGACCGGTAGGAAGTGGCCAATTTCTCGAGTTTGGCGATGGCCGACTCGTTCTGAGTCCGCTCGGCTTCAGTCAG